TTCCATCACTAAAGAATGATGACATTTCATCAAATCCAAAGTCATCACCAAATTCAATTGATGCATTATCAACTGCACTAAGAACACCGATTGCAGCATTGTGTTCGTGTTTTGCAGCAACTGTATTATCATAAGCACGATACACAGTTATATTTTGACCAGAGATACTTCGGATAAACATAATCTCAGTATCAATAATAATTCTCTGATTTGCAGACAAGTCGGTGGTTGCACTGACCTTGAAGGTTGTGACCTTCTCAGATATCGCACCATCAACAACTGTCGCTGTATCATCATCATAATTTTTCTTAGCAGTTGGTGTTGCACTGTATCTAATACTACGTCTTGCAGTTTTAGTATTTGTGCTGGTGTAGTAGTCAACATCAACTTTCTTGATGAGACCCTCTGGATTTTCTGCAACTGGGCCGAATAGATAAGTTTTTGCAACAAATGATAAAGTATAAACAATGGTTCTACGAGATTCAAAACCACCTTCATATTGATCACTGTAATTTATACTTTCTAAAACAATTGGTATATCTTTTTTCTCACCTATTGAACTAATAAGATTGACTGTGATATTAAATGATGGTTGAAAATAAGGTAATATTTGTTCTAATATTTGTAACGCATCATCACTCAACTTAGCCATGATGCTAAGTTCAAATCCTACATTATATGGAACAGGCATGTAAACCCTTTTCGCATTTGTTCCATTTTTAGTAAGAAATGTCTGTGCAATTCCAGTTTTACGAGTCGAGTCATATTGTATTCCCTGCATCTCAAAAGATAATCTAGGAAGAGTTATTGCTGTCTCTCTGTCTAAATCTGGTTGTTGTTGAATTCTTGCCAAGAATTTTTGCATTGGCCCGTATGCCAACGGAACTTTCAAGACACTAAAATTTGTCCCACTCGCATCCTTGTGTCGAATGTTAATATTATTAAAGAGAGTACCGAAACCGATAACTGTCTTTCTTAATATCTCATGATAGAAATAAGTACCTAACATATCAAAGCTTTCTAACTATTTAGAATGTTCCGAACGGATTACCTTCAGAGAAGTCCAAAATGGCATCTGCCTCGGTTTCAAAGTCTGCATTATCATTGTATTGATCTGCCTTATATTGTGAATTTGGATAATCATTTGGAGTATCATAATCCACAGAAAGAATCACATATTCTGCACCAGATTCTAATCCTTTTATCTTCTCACCAACTTGGAACTGCATCGCAGTAAGCATGCTAACATCGAGAGTTCGAGACCCTGCATCCCATACTTTGACTCTTGCAGTTTCAGCTGAACTTGAAGAAACTTGAACTGTTTCATTAAAGATATAATTACCATCTCCAATGGTTGTAGCAGCACCGATTGTAATTGTTGGTGCAGTTGTATATCCACTACCAGCGTTACTAATTCTGATTGCACTAATCGTTCCACCAACCATGACTGCCTCAGCGGTTGCATCAGTTCCTCCTGATGGTGCAGTGGTAATCGCAACATTTGGTGTTGTTGTATAACCTGACCCACCAGATGTAATTGTAACAATACCTACAGAACCTAGAGTAGTGATGCCAGCAGTCGCTATACCAGCGCCTGGCACGGTTACAGTGGGTATTCCGATATATCCACTGCCAGGATTGATTAAAAGAATTTTATCTATAGATTTAGCAGTTGCGATACCAGAACGAGATGTCATGATTGCAACCGCAGTTGCATCTACGCCAGGTGATGTGCTAATTGAAACAGTAGGTGCAGTCAGATATCCATAACCATCATTCTGTACAAATATTTGTTGAACTGCACCAAAGTTAAGAGTTGTATTTGCAGTTGCAAGACTACCAATACCAGATAAAATTAACCTTGCAATATATCCCTCTGTTTGAACAACTTCATCGATTGCATTAACATTTGTATCAATAACCTCATCTTCATATTCAAAGAGTTCACATTGTAATTGATAAACATAGTTCTTTTGTAGTTGGTAGAATGGTCTTTCATGTTCTACAAACTTAATCTCAAACATTCTTTTTCCTAAAGGAAAGAATATTAAGTCTCCTTCTTTTGGTCTATTTGATAAAGTATAATCATCATCTTGTTCTAAAAATGGTGCAACTGCCTCTTCAAATCTTTCTTTAGATATTACAAAAGTTGCCTCATCGGTAACTCGAACACCAAATTTTGTGAGTATATCTCCTGACCCAGCGTATCCATCAATATTCATCAAGTATGCCTCAAGAGGAAACGCCTGATCAAATCTTGACTCAACCACTTCCTTCATGATTGTTCTAGATGTCATCAACTTACGAGGGATATAATGGCACTCAATACCATACATCCTTAGTTGTTCATTAACTAAGTCTTGAACTAAACCTTGTTCTCCTTTAGAACCTTGTAGAAAAAACGGATTTAACATTATCCAATCATATCAAGTGGTGGCATCTCATAATCACTTGCCATCTTAGCTCTAATCTCGGCTAATTCTGCAACACCGTCGTCATAAATCTGACGACCATTAAGTTGAATACCGCCAGGCAATTGAACACCTTGAAACTTAATTAAATTTTGACCCCATTGTCTTTTACACAAAGCCGTAAAATATCTCTTTAAAAATTGGTCATTATATACTTTTGTAAAATCATCTGGGTCTAAAATTCGGAAACAATCAATAACAAAGAAATCATCTTTGTTTATTTGCGCCCAATCAACATCAATATAAAGTCGGTCTTGACGAATATTAAATCGATATCTTACATCAGGATTTAATAAGAAAGTGATGTCTTCAAGTTTAGTTTGAACCATTGAATATTGTAGAAGATCAATTGACCCAAAGGCATATAAATCATTCAAAAATAATTGATAACGAATATTAAATAAACCATCATAAACAGTATCTGATCTAACTTTAAATATTTGATTAACTCCAATCACAGATGGAGGCATTTGTATATAATTATTATTTTCCTCTAAATTAAAAGTTGTTGATAACCCAACAGTTGATGTTGTAGTTGTTGTGGTAATTCCTAAAGTTGAATCTCCTCCTCTTGCTTGTCCTCTATCAATATCATCTTGTGTAATCTTATATTTCAAATACATCCTTGCGATACCATCATAATGTCTCTCTTGATATATTTGGATAGCATCATCTAACAGATCTTGAAACTGTTCATCTGCAACGTTAATCTCTAAGACAGGAAATCCAAGCTGTCTCTTTGCGTAATCTATTAAACCTTCTCTCGAACTTGGTTGAGCCATTATTCACCTCTAAGTTGAAATACCTGTTCTTACAAGCACATTACCTTCTGCTATTTTAAAGAAGGTTGAACCAGAACTTACATTGATATCATATAGATATCTACCCTCAGATAAACTCCTAGTAACGGTTGAACCCATCGAAAGAGTTACTCTTCCATTTGAATCACCAAGAGTCACATCAAAAGTATTTGCAGTTCCAATTGCAGACTTCTTTATATTACTTCTTCCTGTATAGTTAGAAAAATCTATACTGGAACCAGCAGAAGTTTTAACCGTAAAAGTAGTGTTAAAATCAGCACCAGAAAATATGGTAAGATTTACACCATATGGAACAGCGACATCTGGATCAAAAGTGATTATCTGTTGTTGTGCCATTTTTCTAATTATTTAGTTTTTGAACAAGAGTAGATAAAAGACCTTTAATTTCCCCCAGTTCACCCTTTACATTACTAAGGTCTTCTTTCATTTTATCTAATTCATTACTTTTAGCTTTTGCGATTTTTTTGCGTTTCATATAATCAGAATACGCCTTTTTGTCACAGTTAATAACTGCTGTTGATTCGGGGTCTCGATAAAATCCAGACTTACCTTCAACAGGGATTAGTTCAATTTCTTCTTCCATTATGCAAGTGCAATAGCTCTAAGATCTTTAATGTATGGTGGTTGTGCTTGATTAGTTCCAACCATATCAATTTTGATTTGGAATCTTGTAAATGGTGGTAACTCTTCAAGTGTGAATTCATAATCTTTAAACGTTTCATGATCAGTGGGTGCTACAGGATCATCAGGTTTTCCGTTATTATTAGTTTTATTAATAATATTACCATTTTGATCTATGTTAGCGAAGCCTGGGAATAAATCAAAATCTTTTTCCATACTATTTTCAGATTCTCCTTCAGAAAGAACTTTGTACATGACTCTAATATCAGAACTGTTTCTTCGATATCCAGCAAATTGAACTTTAAGACTTGTTGCTGGATTTTCTAAAACAATTAAATTAGAAACATAAGTCGCTGCACAAGGATCTTGACCTGTTTGATTAACTCTCGAATCTGATGCAAAATCAGAAACAGGACTGTTAATTCTGTTTGTGGTTAATATTGCACTAACTCGATCTATATCAATAGCTGGTGAAACATTTTCATCTACACTAGTCAGTGAAAACTCAAATGTCATTGATTTATTGCCAGGCAAATCAGATAGTTGTCGATCTTCATTTACCTTAGACGCAACCATTCGAGGTGTCTCAAAATGATTCATATCGTCAAGTGTAACATCCACAAATCCCTGATCAACAAATGATGTTTCAGAACCATCAATACTTGTTGCTGAGATTGTCCTTACTCTACCACCAATAGTTGTTGCATTTGGTAATAAGGTTTGAACATTAGGTGTAAGAGTTTCAAACTGCACGTTTTGTGTTGCAGTTATGTTTATTCCACCACCACGTTTTGTTGATGAGAAGAATCTATCTGGTAAAGTTCCACCACTTCTGTCTGTTCCATCACTATTCATATCAACTTTGATATGATAGAAATCTAAATCTTTTGGATCTGTCACAGTTGCAGCTGGATTGTTCATATCATGAGTCTTGTTGATTCTTCGGAGAGAAACTCCACTAAACTCATATTTTTCAATTAAATCACCTGATGAGTGACTTGATTTAACCGTGTTATCAATACCTCTGGTGGTGATACCAGTAATTGAACTTTCTGAAACACCAGTGTAAGAAATAATTTCATCTCCTATTATCGCATATCCATAATTTGTTGTTCCAACACCAACACCTTCAAATGTTGCAAAATTAGATGCTGCAATCACAGGTATGTCTGATAAAGAGTTATTATCATAATCAGCAGTTAATTTGGTTGGTGGGACATCAGGGTCAACACCAGATATTGTAACTAGGTTATTAAAAGCATGTAATGCATGAGATCTATGATCAACTTTAAAGTGTAATCCATCATTGTCTGTATCAACATCAAAGGAACTAATTGTTACTCCACTTCCGATATTACCTTCGACAGTAGTTCCGATGCCAGTAGTTCCATCCAATCCAAGAACTTGTGAACCATTATTGAATCCAATTGTTCCGATACCAGTGTTAAATGAACCTTGGATGTTATCAATCACTAAACTATTTCTTTCAGTGATTAAACCAACAGAAATAACAGCTCCACTTCCATTTCCAAGACCCAGTGTTCCAATTCCTAAAGTGTCACCAACTGCAAAGTTTTTACCACCATCAGTAAGAGTAACTGCACTTATCACTCCATTGTTAACTGTAACGTTTCCAACCGCTCCAGTTCCCTCTCCAGTTTGAGTTACCATTGGAACGTCGGTATATGTAAGAGAAGCATTTGAAGGTGTATAACCAACGCCAGGATTGATGATACTTAAATCATTTGGCCCACCCATAGTTGCAACACCAGCAACATTAATTAGAGTTGCAGAAGCATTTAAGTTACCAAACTGACTAATTGTAACGCCAGGCACAAGTCCAGCTGTGTCAGGAATTGTAGTTCCTAATCCAACCACAGCCTTTCTAGAAAGAGCGGTAATTGAATTTTCTGCTAAGGTTATAATTTGATCATTACCCACCTGTAACTGTGGACTAAAGAATCTAGCTATACCTGTTGTGTCTGTATTAAAATTAGCATGGAAAATGGTAAATTTCAAATCTTCAAACTGACTTGGATCCCATGTAGCACCGTTCTGCGATTTGAACAAAGATCCTAAGTATGGTTGTTGACTAATTACAATTTGTTGTTCATCAGGTAAGTTTGCAGTCGATATGTCTATCTCTCCCATTCTTGATATCCAAGCATTATAATTTAATGAATTAGAAATTAAAACAATTGCAAAACGGTTGTTATCACCTGGCAAATATAAAGGAGATTCAAATGTAAACTTAGTCGGTATTGACGCATCCTGTGAAATATTAACTTGATCTGGATCTAAAATCACCTCACCAAATGGTATTATCGTTGATCCTGGCAGTCCAGTTTCAACAGGTCTAATTTGCAAGGTCACTGGGATACTTTCATCTTTTGATTGAAAGAAAACATCGATTGATGTGAGATAGATACCATTAGGAAACTCATCAGTGATTTGGAATGTTTGTGCTATTGGATCCCTATTCCTTCCACCTCTCCTTCCTCTTCTTCCTCTCCTTCCTCTCCTTCCTCGAGCTCTTCTTCTCGCTCTTCTACCGTCAGCTCTTCTTCTCCTAAATCTTCTTGCTCTAAATCCTCTTCTGAAGGGGTTACGTCTACTTTGAAGGGCGTTCCTTCTTCCTCTTCTTCGTCTTCCTCCAGATCCTCCATCTTCATCCTCATCATCTCTTTCTCCTGTAATTGTTGTACTTTGAGCAACTTCTTTTGTCACTCTATTATTGATAACTCTCTGGTCTTCTATATCAAGTCTTTCAATCTGAGGAACTCTAGTTGTTTGAACAGTTTGTTGTTTAGTATCTAATAAGCCTGAAGAAGTGAAGTTTGCTTCAGCAGATCCTGTAACTGTTCCAGCTAGTTTTGAGTTTGTAGAACTCGTAGTTAAACGAAGTGTTTTTGTACCAGTTTCAAATTGTGGATTTGCATCTAGATTTGGATTTGGTACTTCAAAACAACATGTTAATTGACCGATAGTATCTGAGATGAGTCTAACATCTGTTACTGTAGCTTCCGCTCCACTTGTGTCTCCAACAAGTTTCATTCCCTTTACAACATGATCATGGTATTCACCTTGAACACTTGAAGCAAGGCTAAATGTATCAACATTTAAAAGTGTTGAAGACGTGGAATATACTGTTGATATGCCTGCAGCAATGTTATATGGATTCGCTGTTAGAACTTTTGTTGGTTCATTATAAGGGCCCTCTTTATGATTTGGTGCAGCGAGTCTGAATGTAAACTGGGGAAGACGTTTATCTCCTCTGTGAACAACTTCTTCACCAGTTTGAAATACACCACTTGTCATACTAATTTCAATTAATTTTGGTGTACAAAATTTGGTAACATCAACATC